TTATAGTTCGGATAACATCTTGATAAGCTTCATCTTCTCCTCCGTTGAGAGGTTCTTTCCATTTCTGGCTATCAGATACTGCAGATCCTCATAGGTAGGTTCTTCCGGGGAGATACCCTGTGACATCTCGTCCAGCTGCTCGACGGTAATGCCTAAAGCCTTGCACATTGCTATTACGTTATTTACATTGGCTTTTCCAGCACCTTTTTTCAGAATGGTATATACGGTGCTTTCCGGAAGTCCGCATTTTTCTGCAAAAGCCCTGACGCTCATGCCGCTTTCTTTAATTAACTGTTCCAAAATCTTCGCCTTTTCCAATTTCTACACCTCGCTTATGTTCTATAAAGTAATTATATACGAGATTACGAAAAAGGTAAAGAATAATTTGCGTAAATACGCATATTAGGAAAACTAATTCAATTCAAATTTGCGGAATTACGAAAATTGATGCTTGACAATTCACGGAATACCGAGTATATTAAGATCAAGAATTGCGGGATACCGTAAATGCTTTCAACGAAAAGGAGCGTGTAAAATGTATGAAAATTTAATGAGTGCCATGCATAGAAAGCACATTACTTACAGCCAGATTGCGAAATTGTTAAAATGTCAGCTTAGAACAGTCTCTGACAAGGCAAAGGGTGATATTGAAGCAGGGTTTTCGATTGATGAAGCATTATTAATAAAAAATGTATATTTTCCGGAGTATGATATAGGATTTCTGTTTGCCAGAAAATCATAACACAAACAGAACAAATGTTCTAAAAAGATCATATCACATTTGTAAATGGGTGTCAATTGTTAAAATGAAATAGGAGGGTGACGGATGATGGAGAACGAAGAAAAGAAGGAATATCTTTGCAGTTATAAGAGCTTGTGCAGAAAGCTCCAGTCCCTGGAGGAACAGTTATGTTCTCTCCGGGAAACAGAGCAGTCGGCTAAGGCGCAGCGGCTGTCCGATATGCCTAAGGGAGGCAGGCAGACGGATTTGTCCGATGCTATGGTACGGATGGAAGTAATATTCACAAAGGTAGTCAGGGAACGAGGGCAATGTATGAAGAGAAAGCTTGAAATTGAAAACCGGATTTCCGATATGGGAGACGGGATTGAGGGCAGCCTTCTTCATAAGCGGTACATAGAATTCAAGACCTGGGAACAGATATGTGAGGAGATCGGTTACAGCTGGAGACAGACACATAGACTGCACGGCAAGGCCTTAAGCAATTTCAGGATGGCATAGAATGGCACATAGCATATATGTTATTGTGTAAACAGGAAGGTTGGAAGCAGAGCAGATGACCTCCCGGAGACTGCCGGGTATGATAGACCGGCGGCTGGCTAACCCGCTGAAGACCGGCCGGATAGGCGCGTTGGCCAAAGAAATGGAAAGGATGATTAAGAATATGATAAGTGATATTGTACAGGCCATTGCTGATAAGCTGGCAGATTTATATCCCGGGTATAAGATCTATACCGATGATATTTTGCAGGACTTTGTTGTCCCTTCCTTTTTAATCATCCTGACTGCTCAGGATTACAGGAAGCGCATTTGCGGCAATGACAGCACGGCAGCCTTCGATGTCGCCTATTACAGCGACAAGGGACCCCAGGATATCAAAGGGGATTGCCGGGCTGTGCAAGAGAACCTCCTTCAGAGTTTCAATCTCCTCAGAACCTTCCGGGCAACCGGAAAGAGTGCACAGGTAATAGATGGCGTGCTGCATCTGAAATTTACAGTTCGTTACTCTGAAATTGATCTTCCGGACGAGATCTTGATGCGGAAGAAGGAAACAAACACAAATTTATAGAAAGAAGGGTGAAACATGGCAGGAACATGGACCAGTCAAAACAAAATACTTCCCGGTGCATACATTAATTTTCTGACAAATGCACCATTGTCCATTACACCGGGCGAGCGGGGCATCGTTGTCCTCTTGCAGGAGATGAGTGCGGGCACTGAGGGCGAGATGTATGCAGTCACAGCTACGGACACAAGTCAGTATCCCTCCGGAATAACAGCGGCAGACAGACTGCTGGCCGGAGAAGCATTGAAGAATGCAAAAACAGTTATTTTATACAATCTTGGACAAGCAGCGCCGCATAGCAGCGAAACAGTGGAAAGGGCGCTGGCAGCTCTTAAAACAGTACAGTTTAACGTACTTTGCTATCCTTATGGGACGGTGGAGCATTATGACGAGCAGGAGCTCATTATGACCTGGATTAACGCCATGCGCGGCGATGAAGGGGTCAAGATGCAGTATGTTACTTCAAATTTTGAAGGCGATAATGAAGCATGCATTAATGTGACGTGCGGCGTGAAATTAGCGAATGGGACAACGCTGACAGCAGAGCAGACATCAGCGTGGGTCGCAGGAGCTGCGGCAGGGGCAGGCATAAGCCAGAGCAATACCGGCAAGAGCTACACAGGAGCGGTGGACGTTGTTCCCAGGATGACCAAATCCGAGATGGAGACAGCCATATCCTCCGGCGAGTTTATCTTTAAGGTTGACAGTGCCCAGAATGTAACAGTTGTATATGATATTAATTCATTGACAACCTTTTCGGTGGATAAGAATGAAGCCTTCCGGAAAAACCGCGTAATAAGAACCATTGACGGGATCAACAATGACATTACGACTATTTTTGAAAGTAATTATGTCGGTAAGGTAAACAATAATGCTGACGGACGCTCCTTGCTGAGAAGCAGCCTGATTGAGTATTTTAATGCTCTGCAGGGGATGTCGGCTATACAGAATTTTACGGCGGATGATGTTATGGTGAATGCCGGAACCGGCAGTGACTCGGTTGCCATTAACTGCTATATCCAGCCGGTTGACAGCGTCGAAAAGATTTACATTACCGTAAATTTGTCTTAGGAAGGAGGATGACACATTATGGCATTTACAAAATTATCTGATACATTAAACGCGGCTGAGGGCACGGCCTATATTACCATTGACGGAACGGTCCGGCCTCTGTTTGAGCTGTCCAGCCTTAAGGCGCAGCTGGAATACACGGTAACAGCAAAGCGTATGCTTGGCAGCCGCATGACACAGCATAAGGTTGTCGGTGTGGAAGGAAGCGGCAGTCTGACCATGTACTTTGCTAACAGCCAGTTGCTTCATCAGGCTCTGGCATATCTGGGGGGAAAAGGGTATACAGGAATTACTCTTAAGGTGAAAAATGAAGATGTACAGTCCACGGTGGGAGCGCAGGAAGTGGTATTGTATAACTGTATCCTGAATACGGTGCCGATAGCTGCCCTCGATGACAGTTCGGATGATCCGCTCACATTTGATACAGATTTTACCTTTGACGGCATTGAGTCTTTGAGTTCATTTGCATTACCTGAAAATTTTAGATAATCTTTAGATCATTCATATAAGGGAGCCCTTGCGGCTCCCTTTTTAAAGGAGGAAATTATGAGTACATTAAATGCATTTTTACATCCGGTACAGGTCGAGAACCAGGAAGTTATTATATCAAATCGTTTTATTGAGGACGGTAAGCCGATCCCCTTTGTTATCAGGCCGGTTACCCAGGAAGAAAACAAATTCCTGATTAAAAAGTATAGCAAAAAAGATAAGAAGGGCGCAGATACCTTTGACCGTGCGGAATATATTTCTGCTTTAACCGCAGCGGCAGTAGTGTATCCTGATTTGGCGAACGCAGAGCTGCAAAAGGCATATGGAGTGATCGGAGAGTCATCCCTGCTTCAGAAAATGCTGTATGTAGGGGAATATGCGGAATTGGCCCAGGCGGTGCAGGTGCTGAGCGGACTCGATAAAGATATCAATGAGGATATTGACGAAGCAAAAAACTGATACTGCAAGGTGATGCTGAGTCAAATCTGGCTCACTTTGCCTTGCAGAAGCTGCACATACGGCCCAAGGTACTGACAGGGAACGGTACAATCATGGATCCGATTGATGATAAGGAAAGGGCTTTTATTTATGCAAGCATCATGCTTCGTGTGGAGGATGAAAAGAAGCAGGCAGCAAAGATTAAGCCGAAAGGAGGAAGAAGATAATGGCCACATTAGATGCAGCACTTAGATTATATGATGGATATTCAGAAACGATAAATCAAGTGATACAAAGTACTAATATTGCAACCTATGAAATATCACAGACCAGTATGGCTGTTGATAACCTGAACATAAATCTTGGTAAAACGGGCGACAAAGCGGCTTCAGCCAGTGCGGGCCTAAAAAAAGTTCTTAAGGCGGGTATGGGCATAGCGAAACAATATATGAAAATAGCCGATGCATATATGAATACCGCGGCCGGACTGGAATCCATCAACGATGGATCGCAAACACAGGCGGAACTGCAGGATAAGGTATTCGCGGCGGCAGATAGGGCGAATGGATCCTATGCCAGTATGGCTGCTTCAGTAAAACAGCTTGGCATGACTGCAGAAGATGCTTTCCCCACTAATGATGAAGCGATAGCGTTTGTTGAGCTGGTTCAAAAATCAATGAAAATCGGCGGTGTCAGCGAGGCGGAACAGGGTGGGGCAATGATGCAGTTGTCTCAGACAATGGGAAAAGGAACATTAACAGGGGATCAGTTTAGTTCAATAGCAGAAAAGGTACCTTTGGTTTTTGAAGCGGTTTCCAAATACATGGGTAAGTCTGGAAGTGAAGTGAAAAAATTGGCCTCGGATGGAGTTATCACCGCGGATATAATAAAAAATGCTATGTTTGGCATGAGTAATGAGATCAATGGTCAGTTTGAAGCGATGGACATGACCTTTGGTGAAGTGTGGAATAAAATTAAAAATGCTGCCTTAAAGGCATTCGGTCCTATAATCGAAAAAATAAGCACGTTTATTAATTCACCGGCATTTATGGATGTGATTAATATTGTTATTACAGGCCTGAATATTCTGTCACTTGCAGTTGGCGGATTAATTGATTTTCTGGTTGGAAATTGGCCGATTATAAGATCAATTTTGCTGGCTATTGGAATGTTTCTCATATTTCAGCTGATTGGATATCTGATGGCAGCTATTACTGTTTTGATCGCCCATGTAGCGCTATGGTGGTCTATGAATACCCCGATTCTTGCCGTAATAGGCACGATTCTCCTTATTATTAATGCCCTTATGTCCATGGGAGTGACATTTGAGGACATCTTTGGATTTATTGGCGGCGTAGTCGGTGTAGCGGTAGCAGGCATATGGAATCTATTTGTCGGACTGTTTGAATTTCTTTTAGGCATACTTAATTTTATAGTTAATCCATTTATCAATTTGGCAAATTTTATCGGTAACGTATTCAGCAACCCGGTGTCTTCCATCGTATACTTATTCCAGGGTATGGCAGACACCGTATTAGGTATAATTGAAGCGATAGCCAACACCATTGATGCCGTATTTGGGAGTAATCTTGGGGAGACGGTATCAGGATGGAGAACGGACCTTAAAAATATGGCTGATAAATATGTGGCCAAACGTGCACCGGATGAAAACTATCAGAAACTAATTGATAATAAAAATTGGACGGCGGAATCCTTCGGGATAAAGAGGATGGATTACAAAGAATCGTGGAATAAGGGGGAATCGGTAGGAAAAAGTGTTTATTCCGATCTTTCTGAGAAAATCAAGGGTCTTACGGACCAATTTACACAGAAGGATGATAAAGGAACCGCATCTAATCCCACGGTGGTTAAAGGTTTTGGCAGTGGCGGCAAAGTAGATGTGAATATGGCGACAGAGGATTTAAAATATCTCAGAGACATAGCTGAGCGTGAATATATCAATAAATTCAGCACAGCAACCCTGGCACCCAATGTACAGATCTCCTTTGGTGATGTACATGAAACAGCTGACATGGCAAAACTAAAGGGAACCCTGGAACAGATGATGCGTGAAGAGATTGCAGTTGCAGCAGAGGGGGTGTTTTAATGAGTTATGCGGTATGGTTTAAGCGTAACAGAACAATTTATAAGCTTCCGGTCAATCCGGAGGAAATTGAGATATCCTCTGCCTTGGCAGTGGAAAAGTATGAGGTGCTGAGGCAGGGACAGATCGCGGTTCCGGTAAATATGGAACTGGCGGAATACTCCTTTGAAACGGAGCTTCCCTGTACTGCTTATCATTATGTTACAACATCGAATGAATTTAAAGACGCTGAGTTTTATCTTTCCCGATTTGAAAAATGGCGCAATAAGCTGGAGGCAGTCCAGTTTATTGCCGCCAGATTAGAAGACGGCCCCGGCCTAATAGAAAGCATCAATACCATGGTGCTGATTGAGGAGCTTTCTATTGTTGAAAAGGCAGGGGAAGAAGGTGATAAATACGTTAAATTCAAGCTCCTGGAATACAAGAATTATAGCAAAAAACCGGCTGATGAAATCATCTATACCCGGTCTGCTGTATCAGGTACATCGAAGGCAAAGAAAAGTAAGAAGGTGATAACCGAGGCGGTTACTCCCAAGAGTACCGGATATTATGTAGTGAAGGCAGGAGACAGTCTTTGGTCCATTGCTAAGAAACAGTATGGGGATGGGAGCAAATGCAATATTATTTACAATGCCAATAAAGACAAAATAAAGAATCCCAGTTTGATTAATGTTGGCTGGAAATTAAAAATTCCTGCAGAAAGTGAGTTCTCTAAATATTCAGCTCCGTTACCGACGGAGAAAAAAGAGACTAAAGCGGAAAGAGTCAAAACAAACACAACCCAAACCGCATTCCAACAGGCCGGATTAAATATTCAAGGGTATCAGAGCGGCAATTATGCTAGTAAACGTTTGCACGCATTTGGAGGTGGAATCTTCTGGTGAAAATTGAAATGGCTATTGAAACCGAAGCCGGAGTTTTTGATATAACAGAGTTGGTCAGCCGGATATCCTTCACAGATAAGCTGAATGACGGTTGCAGCAAGCTGGAATTCACCTGTGTTAATAACAGTCCGGCACTCACCAATGGCACCATTGTCCGATTTATCTATGACAATCTCAAGTTTTACGGAGTTGTATTTAAGCTTGGCTGGAATACCAAGGGAGAGGTGTCGGTCACGGCTTATGATCAGCTCCGGTATGCCAAGGCCAAGGACACAATCATATCCAAGGGTGAAACCATTTCCAGTCATGCGAAAAAGATGTGCCGGCGTCTCGGACTGACCGTTGGTGAACTTGCAGACACTCAATACATGTTGGCCACAGAGCCGAAAGATGATAAGACATGGCTGGATATCATATATGAAGATATTCTGGAGACCTTGCAGAATAAGGGAAAGTGGTACATGCTTCGGGATGAATACGGCAAGGTATGTGTGCGGGATTTAGAAAACTACCGTTTGAATCTGATTCTTGGCGACGAAAGTCTTTGCTATGATTACAGCTATGAGAAGTCTATTGACGATACGACATACAATGCCATTAAGCTGGTGAGCGATAATGAGAGCACCGGAAGGAGAGAGGTGTATATTGCGGAAGATAACCGCGCCATTGTTAAGTACGGGGTGCTGCAATACTTTGAGGTGCTGGATAAAAACATTAGTACGGCAAAGATGAAGTCGAAAGCGGATATGCTCCTGAAGCTTTATAGCCGGGAATATGAAACCTTATCTATGGACTGCCTGGGTGATACGAATATCCGGGCAGGCTGCAGCATAAGGGGGATGATAGGCGATATTGGGCTGAATGGATGGCTGATCGTGCAGTCAGTGACTCATGATTTTTTGCCGGTTTACAAAATGTCGATTGAGGTGAGGATATGATAAACGAGATTAAAACGATTATACAGAACTATATAAACAATGCTAAGCTTTGCTGCTTGATTACCGGTACGGTGACAAGAGATGGCATCCAAATAAGTGATAAACTCATTCTTCCCTTGGAGCTCATAACCGGTAATCTGAAACATTCCATTGCAGCCGGTCAGAAGGTCCGGCTGCTTCGGGATCATGGAGGGAAAGTGTTTTACATTCTGGAGGTGATGAATGATGAGCCTGACAACTGATCTTGAGTTGTCCGAAGAGATAGAAACATCTAGGACATATAAACTGTCTGCCGGCAAAATCCAAGGCCATACGGATGGATTGGAGGCCTTACAGCAAGCTGTATATAAGGTGCTGAATACGGAAAAGTATGAGTATCCGATATACGGCTTTTCTTATGGAATTGAGCTGGAGGATTTAATCGGGAAGGATCCTGCATATGTCAAGATTGAACTGAAACGACGGATTTGTGAGTGTTTGCTTTATGATGAAAGAATTACAGAAGTAGAAAATTTTATATTTTCCTCAAGAGGAGACCAGCTGCTATGCAGTTTTAATGTAACCAGCGTTTTTGGAAGTATGAATATAACCAAGGAGGTGAGAACCAATGTTTGAAGCTTTTACTTATGAGGTGATTTTAGAGGATATGCTCAGCCGTGTAGTAAGTGATGTTGATAAGCGGGAGGGGAGCGTGATTTATGATGCCCTGGCCCCTGCGGCTTATCATCTGGCAGAGATGTATTTCTATCTGGATACCTTTATGGATCTGGTATCGGGTGATACTGCGGTTGGCGTATATTTAGACAGGGTAGCGGCGGATCAGGGACTTACCAGAAAAGAAGCTACCTATGCCATCCGTAAAGTTGAAACAACCGATCCGATTAATATCGGAACACGGTGGGCTGTCAATGATGTAATATATACTATTACGGAGCTGCTCTCTGAAAATGTCTACAGTGCAGCCTGTGAGCAGATTGGAGAGATTGGTAATACTTACTCAGGTGTGCTTGAGAGTATTGATAATGTATCTGGAATAACCGCCGAGTTGACGGACATCCTGTCTTCCGGGGAAAATGAAGAAACGGATGAGGCATTAAGAGTGAGGTTTTATAATAAAGTACAATCTGCAGGCAGCAGCGGCAATAAATACGATTACCGGAATTGGGCTCTGAAGGTGCCTGGCTGCGGTGATGCCAGGGTATATCCTTTATGGGATGGTCCCGGAACGGTAAAAGTACTGGTGGTAGATGAAAACATGAGTATTGATGAAAATCTCCCGGATAAAGTTTTCAATTTTATTGAGACAGTCCGACCGGCAGGCGCTACTGTTACGGTAGAGAATCCGGCAGGCTTTGCAGTCGGGATATCCGCAAATGTGATCCTTGATGGTACAAAAACCTTGGAAGCAGTTAAAACAGCTTTTGAAGAAAGCTTAACAGCCTATCTGAAGGATACGGTATTTGAGGTTTACAGTATAAGTTATGCAAGGATAGGAAGCTTGTTGCTGTCAACTGCGGGGGTTAAGGATTATGATGCTCTGCAGGTCAACGGAAGTAACGAAAATATTGTGATAGATGATAATAAAGTGCCGATCTGCGGCGCGATAACGCTGACGGAGGTGTGATATGAATTTAATGGAGTTATTACCCCCGGTCTATGAAGGAAATGCTACAATGCAGGAACTGCAGAAGCTCCTTTCAGATGGTGTCAATGCTTTGACCGATGGAATAAATGATGTGGTTAATGAGAGTTGTGTCGGCACAGCCTCAAAGCAATTGAGCCGGTATGAAAAAATCTTTGGGATCAAGACGGATATTAACAAATCGGATGCCTTCAGACGGGAGAGAATTTTAGCAAAGATCAGAGGAATAGGGACAGCTACTAAGACCATGATGGAGCAGACAGCCAGGGCATATTCAGGAGGAGAGGTCAAAATCATAGAACATCCGGAGAGTAACAGCTTTGTTGTGAAGTTCATCGGCACCCTTGGAATCCCGGAGAACATGGAGGATTTAACCGTGACCATGGAGGAGATAAAACCGGCACACTTAAGCTTTACCTATGAATATGTGTATAATCCACACTCCCAGCTGGCGCGATTAACTCACGCACAGCTGTCATCCCGTACATATTATCAAATTAGAAATGAGGTGTTAAAATAATGGCAGAACAAACAGGAAATTACGGTTTAATAAAGCCGGCCGAGAACGAATATTATGATATCAATGTCCAGAATACGAATATGGATATCATAGATACGGAGCTAAAAAAGCAAGAAACGGATCTGGATGAAATACGGGAAAATACTGAGACTGTGTCGACGAGTACTCTGTCCCAGCACAAATCCATCTTTTCCGCTGGCACTGGAAGCAATAATGAAGGAACTGAGTATGATATCCGAGACATTATCAAAGGTGGACAGTCAAAATTAAAGATTAAAGGATTTACATCACAGAACTTGATTAAGAACGGTGATTTCAGCAACGGCGTAACTGGTTGGAGCGGTGGAGGTGGAACAATTGCCGCTTCTAATGGTACATTAATTCACACCGGTAATGGGAGTGCTAATTATCCGTATACACAAGTCATCTCACCACACAAAGGCATAGTAGGGCATAAATATTATATAAGCTATCTGGTTAGAGTGACTAATAATAATTGCACAAGATTAGATATTAGAGTTCCCGGAATACCAGAGGCCCAGACAATAATGAACGCTCCTTCTGCGAACATATGGTACTCATTAGGGGTAATCATAAACGCATTAGATACATCAAGTGTTTTTGCTTTATTTCATATTTATGCGGATGCAACTACTGCAAATGGTAAAGTGATGGAAGTAAAAAAGGTAATGTGTGTTGATCTCACAGAGTTATTTGTCGCAGGAAATGAGCCCACTAAAGAGCAATGTGATTACATATTTGATCATTACATTGATGGATTACAGGGTGTAGGAAGTCACAATATTATTAGTGTTGGTAAAAATTTGTTTTCAGAACAGTGGAGGCAAGGGGACTGGAATAACCCAAGTACCCTTACCAGACTTTCAACCAATAATCCGATCTTTGTACAAAAAGGAAAGACCTATTATATAAACACCAATAGTGATAGCATTTTTTCGCATTCCATTGGGCTGTCCGATGCAAAAAGCGGCGGTATCTTAATAGGAGCAGTAAGTTTTGGAGTGAAGACATTTACTCCTCCTATTAACTGCTGGGCATTCCCGGTATTAAGAAAGGTAACGGATGGAAATATATCTGTTGGAGATATTGGAGAGTACAAACTTCAAATAGAGGAAAACACAGCCACAGATTACGAACCTTATCAATCATCTGAATATATTGTAAGTTTGCCAGGGGTTCAGATGCACAGATTGCCGAATGGTGTATGTGATGGCATTAAAGAAGTAAACGGTAAAGATATTATGATTAGAAGAACTTCCGCGTATACACTATTAGCTTCTGATATTTTAACTCTTTATACCGAATACAGTAATCTTGATTATGTAATTGTGGAGTTACCGTCCAACGTCATGTCCAGAGGTACTGCCTCGGCTGCAATCCGTAATGCGAGTAATAAGATACTCACAGATAAGACAGCCCCAGCTGATATAGATTTCATTAACGATGTAAGTATGTACTGGAAGCATGGATACGGTGAGAGTTTTACTGTGGACAAACGGATGATTTTTATGTTTCCCAAAGGCTCCTATGCAAATTTTGCAGCAGTACAGGCGGCGTTTGTGGGAACTAAAATTGTATATGAGTTAGCAGTGCCGCTGGTATACTCTAGCGGTAATAATGAGGCTGGATTTAAAACAGAAGGGAATCTGGAGGTATTTGAGGACGGGACCGTATACCAGGAAAGTACAGTATCTGATAAACAATGTAGCAATGTTATTGTTGATATTACCTATAATCTTAGTGATAAAGCTGTTGCAATGGCGAACAGTGCTGAATTTACAGCTTTACACAAGATGATAAATGGTAAGTTAAAGAACAGTAAAGATTGTTCTGAAACGGGTGTTAATGCAAATGTAGAAGGAAGGGGAAATGTGGCAAGTGGACCTAATTCCCATGCTGGGGGATATAATAGTATTGCCGAAGGACCTCATTCATTTGTACACGGTCAAGGTTTACGCTCTCACCCTCAGTCGTATGACCAAGCAGTATTTGGTAGATTTAATGAAGTTAGCAATGTTGATTTACTTCAAGTGGGTGCAGGCACATCGGAAGCAAATCGATGGAACACTCTAGCTGTAAACGAATCAGAAATTATACAGCGGTGCGTCCCGTATTCCGGGATATATACTCAAACCGATCTGGATAATATCATTAATGCAACAAGGTTTAGAATGAATACTTGGTATCGGTTTTTCATAGATATTAGGGTTTCGGGTTTAAGCCTACCAGAAAGAGGTACATGGTTAGTTGAGGGACACAAATCTGATGATAATTATCAATGGCAGATAGCAAGGAGATATGGCAGTGGTGGAATAATTGAGTATAGGAGAGCAAAAAATAATGGCGTATGGACTGTCTGGGAATCGTTAAATGATAATTTGCTTACATTAACATTTCCTACAAGTGCCACCCTAAAAATTAATAGTCAAGAAGAATTTAACAATTTATTAAACTATGTTATGCAGGACATGCCAAATGGAACGCTGTACAGAAGAGTACTAAGCTTATACGTCGTAATACCAGCGCCAATGAATTCAGGTGGCTCCTGGCTATTGGAGGGATTTAAGGCTTCCGATACCTATCAATGGCAAAAAATAACCGGGTATTTTAGTGGCAAAATCTATTTCAGGGCCTGTGCAGGCGGGAATTGGCAAGAGTGGCAACAAATCGCCATGGTTAAATAGCTATTTATGTGACGACAGGAAGATTACCTAACAGTGCAATTATGCTAATATTTGCGTCCAACATTACATTATTTGTTAAAACAAACGCATTATTAACAATTGAAACTTTTATATCGCCGCCCGATAATAAAGTAGCATAATGATCCCTTGCACTTGTACCAAAACCATATCCGCTCATGATATAAATTGCATATAACGTGCCTAACTGCCCCTGTATTGCAACCAACCATGTAAAGTTGTCACTACTATGTGTTAGCGTTTTTGCTCCCCCGTTACCAGATATGATAGAGGATTTTTGCTTTATACTGCCCAAATTATCATTTATTAAATCAAAAGAAAGGATAACAAACTATGGATAATATGAAAATCGTATTAAATTCAGGTAAAGAGTTTTTTGCAACATCGGTGTTTAATAACGCTGAAAATCAGATCACCATTGCCCTGGCAGGAATTGAGAGTTACGATTCGGCCAGAGCAGAGTTTACACCGGAGGCTATGCAGGAACTGAGACATTATGTATCAGAAGATACATACATTCCTTATGAGGGATACACGCAGTATGTGGAGACAACTAGAGTAACGGAGTTGGAGGATGGAAAAGAAGTTGCCTTTGTCTTCCAAAAACCATCAAAAACGGAAATTCAATTAGGCGAGATAGCAACCCTCCGAGAGCAAATCAGCTTGATGCAGGACGCACTTAATGACTTAATATTAAATCACCCTTGGCAAATTGACCTATAA